CATCTCGGCTACCGATCTGACCAGAGTTGATCTTGTTGATCATGTCCTCGAACGAGGTGAATCCAGATCCAGAGAAAGCGTTGTTGAGTCTCTCGAAGAATTGCTTTATCTTGTTCACCACAGATCGAGGCTTACCGCCAAACATCCTGGCATCCGCCAAGCCATCCCTCACCAACTCAGCCACCGACTCTTCTACAATAGAGGCATCGCTCAGTGCTTCCGTGCTATATGTCTGCTTCGCCCACTCAAGATAGGTTCTGCCATCTTGCCTTCTCTTGTTCTTGGCTAGATTAGATAGCAACCTCCACTCGTTTTGCTTGAAGACATCAAGCTGCCTAAGAGCGTGTACGATTTCGTGATCTAAAACACTGATCATCTCGTTGGCGACTTGCTCTGGCGTTGCATCAGGACGCTGAGACTTAATGCGGTCAATGCCTAAAAAGATCTCCCCCATGTTTGGCGAGTAAAACCCTTGCACCTCTTGGTCTAGGTCATCTCTTACAAAGGCGACTTTGTCTCCTTGTCCGTATAGCTCAGAGTCTTCAGGCTTTAGCTTGTCTATTGGTACAGCTTTGATCCCGTAAACAAGGTTGCCGTTACTATCCCTAGCAACGCTTCTGAGGGCATGATCGACATTTACAGCGACATCGCCTAAGCCATACTGCTTCATCTGATCAGAAAGCTTCTTGCTCAGATCATTTAGTAGCGCATCGGCAGACTCATCTACAGCGACAACACCAGGGATGGCATCAGTGGTTACCGCCTCATCGTCAGCCCTAGAAAGAACGGGATCGTCTAGGTCTGTTGGGAAAAGATCTGATGAACCCTTTTCAGTTACGGTAAATAACCGATTAGCACCAGAACCTTCTGCGGTAATAGATCCTCGATCCATCAAGCCTTGAACAATTTGTTGCTCTTCTTCGACGGTTCGACCGCTAGTTTCCGATAGTTCCTGTAGGTTTATGCCTGCTGATAAATCTATGTTTTCCAGTGTGTCTCTAGATATGTCATCAAGATCGGGCGCTTCTACCCTGGTCTCTTCGATGTCTTCTGACTTCAAGTCAGCGAGTTCTAAAGCCCCTTGCTCACGGAGATCTTGTCTGAGAGATTCAAGCTTTTTCTGCCCACTCTTTTTGTTGAGATCTATCTGAGCAACTGCTGCAACTTCTATGTCAGTGGCATTTGGGTTGGCGTTCAGCAATTCACTCGCAGAGCTAAACTGAATCGCGGTGTAGTTAGGCAACCTGAGATCAGGGAGTTTTGTGGGTTTCTCGAAGGTGGGTAGATCACTAAGTCGATAATGGAAGAGATTGATTTCGCCTTTTGTAAGATCAGCAAGCTTGCGGTTGCTAGATGCAGGGACGCCGATAAATTTTTCCATCAAAAACCTAAGCTCTTTAGAGCCTAGTTTTGCTGCTATATTCTTCCTTTCGAGCAGCGTTTTGATTTCATCAACAGTGCGCTTGCGGCGTTCAGGACTGAGCAGTTCAAACTTATCACCGAGAGCGATCTTAGCGTCTTCTATAGAATGGGTAACGTCCTCTGACAGACCTTGACTCAAACGCTTCGCGTTAATCTTCTGCGATGGGGTGTAGTCGCTCTTCTTAACACCCTCTTCTTCTAACTGCCTAACGCTCTTCTGTGGGGCAAAGCCTTCTGCCTCGTCAGCTTCAGCAGCAGTGTCTATCTGTGCAGAGGTGACCCGACCAAAGGACGGTGAGTTAGCTCGTAGCCCGATATCTAAAAGCTTTCTTGTTTGCTCTTTGTCATAGGACTCTGGGCTTATCTCCAAGCGGTCAATCAAAGACTTGGTGATATTTTTAGATTCGACAATCTCGTTGAGATGATCAGCAAGCTCGATGGCCTCCTCTTTTCTTAGAGTGACCCCGTGCCTGTTACCATCGATATCTAATACTTCGTACTCAAAATCACCATCGTCTTTCGCGGTAGCGGTAAACCTGTTGCCGACAAACGGGAAATTTGCGCCTTCGACTCCAGCTATCTTTTGAGCATAGTCGTACATGTTTTGACGGACAGCTATACGAGCAGCTTGCTCTGGGGTTGCTGCCCTTTCAGGAATAGTTTGGAACAGTGGCGGTGGTGCATCCTCATCCTTTTCTATAGTCTCTGGATTAGGACGCTCAGTCGGCTCTATGATTGTTGGATCTAATCGGCCCTGCTCGACCAAGGTTAGGTCGCGCTCTGCCATCTCTACAGCTTTTTGATGATTCTGACGTTCTTGTTGTTCATGCTCTAAAACAGCCTCCATCCGCTGCTTTCTAGCCTTTCCAACAAACGCACTAGTGACTATGTCAGCGCCAGCACCGATAGTTGCACCCACAGTGAAGTCATCAAGCAATGACTCGCCTGCTGGTAGATTCTCGTTGTATATCCTGCGCTCGATAGCGTCTTGTGCGAGGGAGGCTACCACTTCCTGGGTGCCCTCTATCGATCCTGTCTTCAGAGCAGACGTGATGGCGTCTCTTACGCCCTCGATCTGTTGCGGACTCATGTCTTTTTTAGACAGTCTGCTGAGTAAGCGGTTTACGGTGATTAACTCAGTGGCACCTACACCAGCACCCAATATGATCGCTGCATCTTCATCAGCCTCAGACACATCGATACCTGCCTGCCTGGCAGCTTCGATCCTTTGCGCCTGTTCTCCAGCGCCAGTGCCGACTGCTAACGCGCCAGTGCTTGCAGCTTTAGCCGCTGCTGCACCTTTGCCTGCCAGGCCAAGTAGTTTCACGAACCCAGCCGGGCCAAAGAACGATGCAAAAGATCCAACGCCCTCACCAAGCTTTGTTGACCAAAGGTCTTGATACGCTTCGTCTGCTCCGAGAGCACCTTGAACCGCTCTACGCCCGTCTCTAGCAAACGACACCATAGCGTTGGCGTCACCTGAATCGATTGCTTCCTGGAACCCAGCTACATTAGTGGCTGCATCGCCTAGCTCAGCAAGACCTTCAGCAGAACTTAGGTATGAGTTAGCAAACCCCCTAGGGATTGCTTTGAAGAACTCGCCCACACCACCAAGCACAGAAACATCTTCTTGAGGAGGGGCAAACGGATCTTCTTGCTGCTGTTCTGCCGCTTGGAAAGGTTCTTCTTCAACCACACCTAGAGAGCGAACGCGCCTAAGCTCTCTTGCAAGGATAATCGCGTCCTCAGTGTTACCCGCCGCGTCGGCAGCTATTAACGCTCTCTCAAGCCTGGCTTGATCGATCAATCTTCTAAATCCTCGTACTTTCTAGCCAGTTCCTCTGCTATCTGAGATTGTTGACCTGACTGATCACCCTCCTTTTTTTCTTCTCCAGGAGTCTTTGACATCCTGTCTGATAGCACTGGATGAGCAGCCATAATGCTATCTCTTATCTTGTTACGCAGAACTAGGATTTCATCAGTATTCCTAAGACCTGGTGGTAGTAAATTCATGGCGGCGGTGGTGGCTCTCTCAACTTCTCTAGCGACCAACTCTTTTTGTTTCGTAAGATCGCCTCTGATTTTAGCCTGCTGCAATTCTCTGCTTTGATCCAAAGTTGCAATCGCTTGTTCCAAAGGCAGATCAGAAACGATAGCGAATTGCTCTGCTGCCGCTCTTGTCGCGCCTTCTTGCTCGAAGCCTTTGATCGACAACTCAATACCGCGAAGCCTATTTTCTTCTTTCTTAATCGCTGCTTTTTGTTCATTCTCGATCTCGGCCTGGTCAAAGCCTAGCTGTATTGCTCTGTTCTTGGCCTCCAAAGCTCTACGTTGTGCGCTTGCAGTAGCAGCTTGCTTTCCAGCGTCACTCAAACCGCCAGCTAAATCACCCCTGGCTATGCCTGCACCCAAAGCAATCAGTGTTTGAGCGCCGGTTTCTTGCCTTAGCTTGCCCATCTGCTCTTCTAGAAACTGCTCTTGCTTTTGACGAAGCGGGGTGTAATCGATTGTTGGTATCTTTTGATTCTGCACAGCAGTGACTAAGTCCTGATATCTCCTTGATATCTCCTCTGCATCTGCCATGCGTAGATCTGCTAAAGATCTTTTTTCCTGTCGTAACCTCTCCTGAGCATCTAGCAGAGGCTGTGTGTCGATGCCAGGGATAACAATTTCACCTTCAACATTTGGCCCCGACGAGCTTGCGTCTCCTGACCTACCAAACTTACTTGCATCCTCCTGACCGGCGTTACTCCCCACTATATTTATAGCGTCTTGAGGATTCACTTTTGGTTCAAAAAACTGTCTTGTCGCTGGATCAGAATAGATAGGTTGGGATAGCGGATCGAGTTGATCGTCAGAGACCAGTTGTAATGAATCTTCATCTGCCTCGTTTCGACTGATCATATTTTCTAGCTCAAGCATTCTCGCGCTTGCCTGATCTATAAACCTATCCCTAGGATTTGCGCCAAGCTCTGTCCTTATGCCCCGCCTAGTGGACATTGACTCTGGAGACATTAAGTCAGAGAAATCTTCACCAAGTATTTGTGATATCAACTCATCTCTAGTTCTCGATTCAGGATCTGGTCTGGCACCACGCCTAGTAGAAAGTGTAGGTCTTTGATAATCGTAGAGACTTGCAGCCATTTCCTCCATCGTTCTGCCACCCCCAAACATTTCCACAACACCTCCGTCATACATACCCATAGGAGGTTGCTGCATAGGCATTTCGGGTGGCATAGGTTGTGGCATAGGTGCGGGAACGCCTGCCATCGCTGCCTGCTGTTGCGGCATAGACATCATGGCGGCTTGCATCTCTGGGTTTGGTGGCGACATCGCAGCAATCCCTTGCTGAACGATCTGATCCTTCACGGTGCCCTGGGGCTGTCTTTCCTGAAATCGTTTACGCATATCAGATCGGCGCTGGATCTCAGATATGACAAGGAACTGAGGCACCTGACCCGTGGGTTGTTGTGCTTCCTTCTGTAAGGCTTGATCAGGCAAGCCTTTGATCATGTCTTCGATTTCTAAGATGTTCATTAGCCGCCTCGCAATGCGTTATACAGACCTACGCCGCCGATACCTGCGCCCAGTAGCTGTTGGGTTTCGCTTGGCCCACCGAACGTGGCAGTGGTTGTTCCTGGTGTAACGGGCAGTCCTTGTAATAACTGACTGAAGAAAGCAAGCTGCTCTCTTGGGAACGCTTGCTGACGCAAGAAGTCTTGATATCCAAGATCAAGTCCACGTTGCTGTAGTTCCCGCTGTATCTGCCCTGCTGCCTGCAAGTTACGCAGACGATCAAACGCCATACGCTGCTCGTCGGTGCCAAGCTGTCCGAGCAGTCTAGCTGCATCAAGCTGCTGCCCTCTGGTAGCGCGATCTGCCTCCAGACCAGCAAGACCCAGCCTTGCTCTGGTCTCTTCAAGCTGCGCTTGCTCTTGACGTGCTCGCATACGCGCTTCGTTTTCCGCTTGGTTGACGCGCTCTTGTAGCTCTTGTGCGCTCAGTCCAAGACGTGCAGCTTCTTGTCTTGCAGCTTCTCTGGCTTGGAATACAGCACGATCCTCTTGCTGTTGCGCCAAACGCAACTGTTGATTCTGAGCAAAGGCATCTTGTTGGAATCGCTCTTGCGCTTGTCTGGCAGCATCCTCTTGCTGCTGAGCAGTCATGCCCATCTCGGCTGCACGTTGACGTGCCTGCTCGCCCGCTTGGAAAGCTTGTTGCTGGAACTGCTCTCTCTGGGCTGCAACGTCGGCAGTCTGACCAAATGCAGCTTGTCTGAATTGTTCCTGCGCTTGTCTTGCTGCGTCTTCCTGCTGCTGGGCTGTCATACCCATTTCAGCCGCCCTCTGCCTAGCTTGCTCGCCAGTCTGGAACGCTTGCTGCCTGAACTGCTCTGCCTGTTGTGCCGCTCTTTCTCGTTGCTCCGATGCGGTCAAACCGAATTGCGCTTCTTGCAATCTAGCGGCCCGATCAGCCTCAAATGCTTGTTGTGCTTGCTCGAATGCAGCCTGACTACCGCGAGTTTGTATATCAGCCAACTGTTGACCTAGGTTACGCTCACGCTCTGCCTGCATGATCGCTTCTCGATATCCGCCCAATCCGCCAGCTTGTGCGGCTGTTTGTGATATCTCAGCGGCCTGTATGTCAGACTGACGTTGCGCCTCACGCTTCTCAATATCCGTTACCAACTGCTGGTAAGGATTCATGTAAGACTCTAGCGTTGCAGGATCAGCAATAGTGCCTGCTTGAAACCCCGGCCCTAAATCCACTTGCCCTGTGTATTGAGACTGGATATCTCTTGCTTGATACAGAGGATCAAAACGACCAGCTTCGTATCCTGATTCTAGGGGGCCAACATCAAAACCAGACTGGCGCTCACGGGCTTGATACATTGGGTCAAAGGCACCCGCCTGATAGCCAACATCACGCTGTCCTGCTTGGAATCCCTGCCCCAAAAATCCAGCGTCGTATCCAGTGCCGATGTCTCCAGCTTGGTACTCAGAAAACTGCATGGGAGGTCTGAATCCTCTAGCAACGTCCATCCCAGCACCAACGCCTTGGAATCCCACACCTGTGGCTATATCTGATGCAGACCTGATCTGTTGTGGTGTGCCAGCTTGTGCTATCTCAGCCATGCCCTGCATACCCGCTTGCTCGAACGGCGAGAACTCTGCTAGGCGCTGACCAGGAAAGGTTTCGTAAGGTCGTGTCGATTCATATACCGTTCTACCCAGAAGCTCTTCATAAAATGGTTGAGCGTATTCTGGTAGATTTGTTTGTGTTACGACGCTCTCTTGTACGCCGCCGCCGCCACTACTCTTACCCATTTACAAACTCCTCTCGTATACGACATACGATCTGCTGAAGTCATCTTGCTCCAGCCATTTCCAAAATCCCATACGGGCAGTGGCCTCTATGCCTGTGCAGTCGTTGTCTCTACCGAAATCCTTAAACTTCTCTAACATATCCCAGACCCAATCGTTAAAACGATCACCACCTAAAAACTGAACCGCGATCATGCGCTTCTCTGGATACTGCAATATCTCTGTGGTACCCACACCATCTATGTTGTTTTCGGCATCGAACGCAAGCCAAAGCTGTTGATTACCGTTAAGTATTGATGCGTACAAGAACTCCATATTCCATCTGCCGTGTGAACGCTTAATCGCTCTAGCAAGCTGCTCTCTGACATCAGGCCACAAGCTGTTGAGATAGTTGGGGGGCACCATTGTTATCGTGTGTGTGATCTCTCTAGGCGCATCCTTGCGGCAAACCTTTGGCTCTCTGGATAGATCTTTGATCTTGCTTTCATCAAACTCTAAGAGACTGTTCATGCAGGCAAAGCTCCTCCTGCCATAGCACCAAGAGGTGCGGGTTGTTTAGTGGTGCCAGTGCGCTCTTGTCGCACCCGATCCATCATGCCCTCAAGCTCTTGCACACCAGCGTTGGTGTCACCGTCTCCGATGCCGGACACAACATCAGCAGGCACGATAAACTCACCCGGAGAAACCGCTACGGGCTGAGAGTCTCCAATCATCCCCTGCACTTGATCATCCATGCCACCGCCTTGGCCCGTTATCACGCCCTCTTTTTGTGAGTTAGGGACAACGGATTCGAGAACCTGTGATCGCAGCATTTGGAAAGCTTCCGATCCGAACTCATCTATGAATCGGTTGATTACGGCCTCTGATTCTTCTTCAGACAATCTGCCGAGCAGCGCCATAGAAACCTGTTCTATTAGACGCATAGCTGCCTGCTGCGTCATTTCGGTTTCTCCACCCTCTTGCATTCTTGTGGCGTATTGAGAACCGTAGGTGGCATCCATGATGTCATCGAAATAGTCCTGATCTCTTTCTTGCTCTGCCTCATACTCATCAATCACTTTTTGAGCGGATTTGCGCTTTCTTGTAGAAACAGATCTTCTGTTAAGAATCTCCATGGCTTCTTCAACTCTAGGAGGTACAGATCTTGCGCCACCCATACCACCAGCTTTGCCGATGCCACCTATCCCTTGCATTAAAGCGGGATCGATTTGTGGTGTGGTGCCTGGAGCCGGAGTTCCTGGTGTTGGCACACCTGTCTGATCTGATGTCACGAAAGGACTTCTGAAGTAACTAATTTCTGGATCAAAGCCCGGCCTATAATTCATGGGCAACTCATCAGGAGTTTTCACTGGGCCGCGCAGACTAGCTTGTCTTGCAACAATCTGTGTTGGTCGTAGAGCACGATTAACATCAATGTCTCTTATGTCGCCACCATATCTCATCTGCATAGGCTCTCTGCCCATCATCTGCAACTCGTTGTATCGGCGCTGGAAGTCAGAGGGGTCAACGGATGTAATGCCACCTTGTGCCGCATACTGTGCGCCGTAGTTCAAGCCATAGTCAGATGCCACCTGTCCCGTTGCAGTGGTCAGTATGTCTCTTGACCGTCTTAGATCTTCTTCTCTCTCAGCAGCCCTTCTGCCGAACATACGATCACGCTCATCTTGAGCAGCCATCGCAGCACGTTGTCCCTCGCCTATGGCGATAGGTGCTGCCGCCATGGGGTTTAGAAGACCTTTCGCTGTCGCTCCTAAACCCTTTCCTCGAACAACGTCTAAAGGACTCATCGAAGCAGCAGCCTTTTGAGCACTGGCTAGGGCGTCTGTTGCTTTTGTGGCATCTACTACTGCGGGTAGTTCTTTAAGAGCGTCGGCAGTAAGTGTGCCTTTAGCGCCTATTTGCGCCCCAGAGACTGCTGCATCTGCCGCCTTTGTTGCATCTGCCGCTGCTTTAGCTGCTTGATCAACACCAGCAAGGGCTTTTGCTCCAGTCTCGAAAGCCTTGCCAATACCGAAGCCTGTAAGCCCAGAGACTAAGCCTTCTTTAAGGTCGCCAGTCACTGCTGTTGTTGCTAAGCCTGAGCCTATAGCACTAGCCAAAGCCCCTTTTCCTGCTGCGGCGGTCAACGCAGATCCAATTGCTCCTGTTCCAAGAGCACTTCCAGCCGCACCCAAAATGGTGCTACCAAACATACTACCCAGTAGTGGAGCTAGAAAGGGCAAGAAGGCTTCAGGCTGTCCCGTCATCGGGTTGGTTGTAAGCTGCCCTGTAGGCGACAGAGAGGCGATACCAGCCACTTCTATCGGGTTCATGTGTACCATCATGCTGTCGCCAAAACGGCCTTGCTGGGCCATCTGATCAGCCATGGCTTGCATGGGCGGTTGTGGCATTGGGTTTTGATACATCATTAGCTCGTCTCCACTCCGAAGAGATTGAATGAGAAGTCTCCTGAACTAGCGTACACCTTCACCACATCTGTCTGGCTTAGGCATATACCGATGACTACCGTTCTAGTGGTGGTAGCCGCTAAGTCTTCATCGTAAAAAATAAACTGCTTGTTGTCGGCAGTAGCCCCACCAACGTGGACGCTGACCCGAAAGGTGCCAGAAGAACCGCCCCTGTTAACAGCCACTAACGAACTGACGGTTGTTTGTGTGAGATCTGGAACTGTATATAGCGTGGTCGTGGTTGTGGCGCTTGGCGCTACTTGACCTAATACCTTGATGACATCTGTCACGATGCACCCATCAACAAGAACTGGAACCGACGCATAGCAAGAGACCCTGGCTTATCGCCCTGAGTCTTGGCTAGTTCTACATCGTTTTCTATCTGATCTAACGCCTGCTCCAACGTGCGTCGAGTGATCGCTTCGTTACTAACGTCGTACTCTGGTGCAGGCACTGGCAATGGATTCTGTCGTGTTGCCATTAGCGCCTACCGTCCTGTCGCATGTCGAATCGCAAATCACCTAGTCGCCAGCCGTAACCAAGACCAGAACTCTCAATACGCACCACTGCGTGTCGTGCGCGAGTCCTGATGTTGGACTGTGTGGTGCTCGATGTAACTGTTGCTGTGGCCTGTGTTGTCGGCGTCTCTAGCGGGAAGTTACTGCCTTTGATCGTGAAGTCCACAGAAGCGTCGGAGGTCAACCCGCTAAACTTGAAGTCAGGAACAATGCGGCTTATCATCATAAACCTATCGCCCTCCCCGATCTCCAGATCTCCTGACTCCACAAACGCAGTCATCGCTGACCCATCGTCATCGAACCCTGTTTCATGGTTGTACAAAAAGTTTGCGTCCGTCACACCCGTGTTCACAGATGACGCTATCGGATTGGAGTTTTGTGAGTATCCGATCCAAGCGCCCCGATCTAGTGTGCCAACTGCCCAAAGATTCTCTGCGTAGTTATATGACACATAGTTCGTGATCTCTGTATTGTCGGTGCCTACAGGGTAGAACCAGATCACCTCTGAAAAGTCGTTGTTCTCAGCGGCAAACACCTTGAACGCTTGACCTTTGTTCAGGTTAGAAAACACATGCTCCTTCACACTGCATGGCAGTGGTTGCACCGAACCGTTGTAGACATAGAATCCACCAGAGTCCATGAAGTACACCGCACCTCTGGCGTTGACCGCTGCGTTAGGCGAGATCATAGATACATCGGTGCTGAGCGTTGCAAACTGGAACGTAAAAGGCGCACCCGTGAAGCGCATAGAATGCAGGCTCACGTCGGTAAAGATCAGTATCTCTTGTCGTGTTTGCACCGCACCAACGATCTGCGAGCCTGAGTTGATTCGTACACCACCGGCTGTATTGGTGGCTGTAGGAGTCCAGTCAGCAGCGTTTTCTTGGTCAGCAAACCTTACAAGCAGCGGGTCTATGTTTGATGAACCTATCGGATTGACACCAAACGCAATGACGTGCTGATCGACATCAGATACTAGAACCTGCAATGCCACAGTCGGCACATTAGAGGCACCCGCCAATGCCGTGGCGTTGATGGCTCTCGTCCCTGTGCCAGATGATTCATCCCAGTAGTAGATGCCGCCACCACGGACGTTGAAGATGAGATCCTCGCCAAAGTTATCTTGACTGAATAGTCGTAGCTGACCGGCAGCAGCAACACTGCTGGAACTACCCCAAGTGCCAGAACCCCATGTGCCTGCACCCCAACCTGTGCCCTGCACAAATGTGTTCAGACCTGTATTGATCTGATACGTCGCAACCGTCGAGCTACCACCGTTGCCTGTGTCACTAGAGTTTGCAGTGACAGCAGCACCGCTTGTGTCCTTGGCCTCAATGGTGAATGTGTTTGTCGTGGGCACAGACGCGATTTGATATTCCTGATTAAGAACGGTCGCGGTGATGTTGCCTCCAAGTGTTGCCGCATCACTGAACGTAACAAAATCGTTGACCACTGCGCCGTGTGCATTCTCAGTCACAGTGATAGTGGATGACCCGTCGGTTGCAGCAAAGGTGGCATCGCCAGCACCTGATGTCAGCCTGATCGGTGTGACATCGTTATATCCAGAACCCTCTGCTACATAAAACTTTAAGTTGGTGCCAATGCCAATGTAGTTGATGGATTCTAGTGATGACCAGTTATGCAGTGATCGGCACACGCCCAGAAAACTAGCGTCACTGTACTTTGTCCAGCCACCGATCTTTTCTACTCGGCCTTTGCGGAATCGAATCTTGTCAGAGTCGAACCAGCCAGCGTCTGCTGTATACTCGGTTCCCTCTTTGTTAACGCCAGGGGCGAACTGTACCTTCGCCAGCGTCATTTAGCGTCTACCCACCAGTGATGCGATACCTGAATGTATACCTACAGGGCCGCCCGTCGCCTTTCCAACATTCATTGTTGGTCTGATGTTTGGCCTCACACCAGCTTGCTCCATAGCACCGCTAAACCCTGTCCTTTCTTGTGCTGTTAATCGAGGTGGGGTGGGTGGAGGTGGCGCTAACGCTGGCATCAGCTCAACTTGTCTAGGTGCAGTAACAACAGGTGGTAAGTCTAAGCCTGTGCCCCTTCTGTTTCCTGCGAGTATTCTCTGCCTCATTGCTTCTTCAGGTGTTTGTGAGACAGGACGCGCTGGCCTAGCAGGGATTAAATCCGGCCTTCGCATTATGGGTTGAGAAACTCGTAAGCTGCCATCAGCATTTCTGCTAGATGCTGGCTCCCCAAACCTTAGATTAGAGTCTACTCGGTTTCTCAGGCTTTCTGGGCCTTGAGATCGCATCATCGGCTGGTCTGTTCTGAGGTATTGGCTAGCGTCCATCATCGGAGGAGGCGCTCCTGTAAAATCTTGGACAGGGGAAGGTATCTCAATTGACGAATCAACAGGCTGTGGTTGCCTATTCATTACTGGCTCTTGCTCTGACGGCCTAACAGTCCTTGCCCCTCCCATGCCAATTTTTCCTCGACCGATTCTTCCAAAATCTGGACGACCCATAACTGGTCTTGGGAATGATCTTTGAGGGAATCCTGTTGCTGGATCAACCATCCTACCGAATGGAGATTGCTGCCCTGAGAGCAAAGCCCCTAACCCTGTAGGAACTCCGTAACTGTAGCTTGGACGACGATAAAAGTTTGTAGCACCCGATCCGTAAAACTGCCCGAATGGAGGTCTAGGCTGCGGCCTGAATATAGCTGAAGAGCCAGATCCTCTGCTTGGAATAGTCTGAGCAGAACCTTTAGATGCGCTAAGGCCCGGAGTGCTTTTTGCCATTATATGTATTCTCCAGATCTAATCATTTCAGTAACACGGATAGCTCTCGTGCCAACTTGCTGCGCCCACTTACTATCCATAAACTCATCCGCTGCAACATCAAACTGCTCCCTGCTCATGGCAGTTAAAGCGTTAACAAACCCACGCAGTTTGGTAAGACCAAGATTAAAACAAATATCGACCATCGCATCGCGCCTAGCCTCATTTAGTCCACCGAACCAGAAATATGTTTCTTGGAGTTCCTCTCGAACCCGCTTGATATCGTTGTTGAGAAGATAGTCGATCTCGTCATCAGAAAGCCCTAGGCCAGACTCTGAGATATTTCTGCCTACGCCTATCGTTTCGTAGCCAGCACTACACAGGTAAACCTTTGACTTCACACCCTCATGGCGCTTGATCATTTCGACTAGCTTACTCATTACTTTTCTCGCGCTACCTTATTGACCTTCTCGTAGCTACGCATTGCACCAAGTCCCAACATACCCATCATCACAGGAACCAAAAGCGTCGTATCTCTTCT